GTTCATAGTTTCCTCCAATTATAGTTATGGACTATGCCTAACACTATAATTATACTTTGAACTGTATGCGATTTTCAATAGAGTTGTAATAGTTAGTACTATCGGAATTTTAAACACGCCTTATAGCGTTGAATTTTAAATTATTTAGTATGTTTTAACATGAGTTTTTGACGAATTGTTTGACGGCTACAATTTAAAGGTATCTCGTATGAGTTGTGATACGCTCACAGCGTTCTTTTTTGCGACTTCGGTTAATTTTTCGTACTCTTTGTCGTTGAGTGAAATCACCCTAGCCTTGCGACGTCCTTCATCGCCTACTGTTACCGGAGCACCGGCGCCCTTTCGAGCGCCGCCCCATCCTTTATTACTCATATAATCTCCTCGATTGTAAAACCACATGCACCAGCACGTTTCATGACACGTTCTACATCGCTAATAGTTTTTAATTCGTTCGGTTTAAATTTAGCTGTCTTATCACCAAACACTACATGATAGCCTTGTTTAAGTGTTCTAACTGCTCTATGAATGCGACCTGTAAACGCTTTATCATCGCCATTATCCCAGTTTAGCATATCGCTAATATCTCCGGCGTCGTGTACTGTGTAATAGTCGCAATATTCATAACTCGCTAAGTATAACAACTTTTCCAAACTGCCAGCTTCAATTACTTTGTTTTCGTCTCTACCTAATTTTAATAAATACTTCATTACTATTCCTCCTTAACCTCTGATAATGTCCATACGAACCATCATATCTTTTAGCTCGTCGATTGTTGTTGCACTCACTATAAGTCTATTGGTATGAATATTATAACATTCATAGCATGTTCTGTGTTTATCGATAGCCACATTTTTGTTTTGTTGCATGATTACGCTGTTTAATTCGTCTAGTGTCATTGTGCTTTCTCCTTTAAGGGCTTATTTTACTAAGCCCTTTTCAATACACTCTTTAATAAAATTCTTTACAGTACCTTCTTTAGGTAATACTAATTTTTTATTCTTATCAATCACCCAAACAGCTATGCCGTGTCCAAACTCAAATCGTTCACGACCAAATTTTATGACTTGATAGCCGTCTTTCAAATTAGCTTGTAGTTGCTTTAATGTTCTCATGTTTGTTATCCTCCTAAGTAATTTATACCTTAACCTTGATTATATTATATATCATAATCAAGGTTAAGACAAGCGATAATTTGATAAATTTTATTTTTTTATTTAAGACCTTTAATGTAAATAGTTTTTAGACCTCCGTAAGCATAGTTCAAAGCAACTGTTTCTTTATTCATTTCTTGAACTAAATCTTGTACGCTATAGCAAGTTAAGCGATAAACACCATAAGAAACGCAATATGCAATACCTACTTTTTCTACTTTTAACTCAATATCATTCACTTTTCTTAAAGCTGCTTCTAGTTGTTTACAAGTTCTAATCATTTTTACTCTCCTTAGTAACCAAATTTTAATAAACCACGTTTTCTACATTTTGCTGCTAGATTTTCAATTGAATCTGTGTCTTCTACCCATTTATTGCCTTTCATATCCACGATATTCATTGTATAGTACCAACTGTCGCCGTAGAATTTAGGCATAGCCCCTACAATTAAACCGTCTTTTAATGCATTGTTTAATTGTTTTGTTGTTCTAATGTTTTTCATTTTTTATCCTCCTAGTTTAAGCCTTTAATAGTTGTAACTTTCATACCTTGCATTGTCCAATATTTATATACCATTTTGATTGTTTCTTTATTGGCAACTTCTTCAACAAGTTCTTTCAAAGTGTAACCAATTTCGCTTTCATAACCACCTTGTTTAATAATGTAGTAACCATGCTCTTTTACTACTTTGATGTCTGTTACGTTGTTCAATTCATTTAATTTGTTTTCTAATTGTTTGCATGTTCTAATCATTTCGGTATCTCCTTTATTAACTCTGTACCTTTATCTTGATTACATTATATAACACATTCAAGTATAGGGCAAGCGCCAATTTCAAAAAAACTGCAAAAAAATAAAGGGGTGCTTTTTACGGCACCCCTTATTACTTTTATTCAGTTGTAACCAATACCAGCTCGTGCGCCACCCTCGCACGATTAGGGAGATATTGGACCACCTCTCAATCTTTTGCTGCTACATATATAAGGCCAGCACCTAAGATAGCATTTAAAATTTGACTATTCCGATACTTTGCTTTGATTTTCTTTAGTTCGTTCTTCTGCATGTTCAAGTATGCTTCGGCTTTCGCCAACGAGTCCCTTTGCTGTGATAGCGTTACTTCTTGCTTGATTAATGTATTCTTCGCTTCGATTAATAGCGCCTTTTGTTCGTTCAGTGATTTCAATACTTCGATTAATTCCGTCTGTTGCTCGGTCGTTGAGAGTTTCGCTATGTTCAACTGCTGTTCTAGTTCGTCGATTATCATCAACTGCTTGCTTATTGTATTGTCGAGCGTTGTTAATTTCGATTGTAGAGCGTTGTATTCCGCTCTCGTCAATATTACTTCGTCTGTCGGCGAAGAACCATACACCGGCAAGACAAACAAGCAACAACAAAATAGGAATGAACATAGGATAACCTTCCGCAAGTTTTCTAAGGCGAACATACATTATACCCCTCCCATGTAATCAGTAATTCCACGAGCAATAGCTCGAACGATTGTATCTAGGTCATTATTAAGTATTTCTAAATCATCGTCATTATCAATGAAGGCCATTTCCACAAGAACAGCCGTTGCATCCGTACCATTTAATACCCATAAATCATCACGCTTCTTCACGCCACGGTCTACAGTATTAATGCTGCGGATGATTTGGCTTTGAATATCATTCGCTAGGCGTTGTCCGTTAAAAGACTTGTAAAGCGTTTCGGTGCCACGAGCTTGCGTATTAAAAGCATTACAATGGAGCGATACGAATATATCAGCTCCCCATTCGTTAGAAGTTTCGCATACAAGACCTAAATCATCATCTTGAAGTGCTTTAACTTCGCACCCAGCGGTTTCTAAATACTGCATAAGCAATTTACCGGCATCACGAGCGACGTCGCACTCACGACGGCCGGTATTAGGGTTAACTGCTCCGCTATCTAAGTTAATGTCATGTCCTGGGTTAATGAATACTTTCATTTCTTGTCCTCCTTTTCTAACTGGTCCGGAATACCGTTACCGTCCTTATCTATCCATAGAGCCAAGAACCCTACGAGGGCTGTTAGCACACTCGGAATAAATATATGGTCGATAATGTTTATCCCTACGCTAATTAATTTATTTGTTTCATCTGTTACATAACCACTAATAAAAGCCATTATGTACTCAATTACAACTAATAAAATAGGCACTAGCATTATAAACACTAGCGCCCTTGTTGCGAATATGCCTGTCGGATGTATGTTAACTGACCTCATAGATTGGCCTGTCTTTTTTAATGTATTAATGAGGTTTGGTGGTATGTTCATGTAATTCCTCCTTAATATCATTAACTCTATGCTCTAAGGCTTCTATTTTGGCAGTTAACATCACTTGCTTTCCCTCCGCTTTAACTCTTTCTGCACGAGATAACTTAATTTCGTCCTTTAAATCTTTAAGGGTATCGGTTAAAATTCCCCATTTTTCTTGAAATATCAAGTTATCTTGAACTCTCTGCGAATCTAATTTTTCGAGCAAGGGAACAACCAACACTTTATAACCTAAGCCGGCAACAAGACCGACTATAGATAGCGTTGTTAAAATGTCGTTCAACTCGAACTGCCAAGTCCACATACTTCTTTTATGCCTTTCTCCAATAACCAATAATATCAATAATATACCGAGTGTTCGCCGGTACACCCCAAGCCTTAACTATACGGCTGTTTCGTTCAACATAAACACTATTGTTATTTACATTAACGCTTTTTTCTATTAGTCGTACTGCGACTGGTGCATTTGGTGGGAGCTGTGCGACCATACCCCCATTGCCGGAAGGGTTAGTCAATATAAAATCAAAGTGCAAGTACCCCCAACCAGTTAATGGGTCAAACGCTAAATATCCTCTATCCGCACCATATGCTCCAGCCTTAGCATTACCCCAAACCACTTCATATATTTCGATTGGTTGCGAAGTTACTTGTCCACCACCGCTTCCAGGGTCTCCTTTAGGACCTTTAAGTTGTGCTAATTGCTCAGCAGTAAAATCGGAATATTTAAATGGTTCACCTTTTGGACCAGGAGGTCCAGGAGGGCCTTGTTCACCTTTAGGTCCTTTAAGTAATGCTAATTGCTCAGCAGTAAAATCGGAATATTTAAATGGTTCACCTTTTGGACCAGGTGGTCCAGGAATTCCTTGTTCACCTTTAGTTCCGTCTCTTCCTGGTGGCCCAGGAGGACCTTGAATACCTTGTTCACCTTTTGCTCCGTTAACTCCGTCCTTACCAGGAGGTCCCGGTGGCCCTTGAATACCTCGCTCGCCGTTTAGTCCGTCAACGCCATTTCGACCAGGTTCACCAGGAGGACCTGGAGGACCAGGAGGTCCTGGAGGTCCTTGCAGTCCTGGGTCTCCCTTTGGTCCTTGTAGCTTAATAATTTGGGTATTGTCCTTTACATTGATTGTTTCTTTGTCTTCGTGAATATGTAGTTCGTCCATTATTTCCCCCTATTGCTAACACCTTCGATTATATTAACTTGCCCTTTAACTAAGCATTTAATAGGGTGGTCGCCACTCCAAAGGAATAAATCCCATTGATATTTACCGACTTCTAAACCATTCGTATCTAAAGAAAGGGCGATTTTGCAAAGCTCATTGGCTTCTAAATCGTCCTCGGATACATCGATATTAAACTTTGCTTTATACGCTTCATCATGTGCTAATTTACGAACACAGGCGAATAGATTATCGCTCGAAACAGTATTGTTATACCCAATATTAAGTGAAATAACTTCACCTTGAATTGCCTTAAAGTTGTGCAGGACTGGTAGTTTCATCTTCGTTGCCCTCGTCCAATTCCATTAAATCGTTATGAATACAGCCTTCTGTGGGACAAGTACCATCTTGATTTAATGTAGCATAACAAAATTCGCAAAATTTCATCACAGGAACATCACTTTTAATTTCGAACGCTTCCATTATTTCACCGCCTTAATTTTTAACACCATTTCTTGATTGAGTTTTTTAAACTGTTCTTGCAAGTCTGAAATATCGCCGTTAATCAATCGACGTCTTAACACCATTTGTTCTAGTGTTCCAAAACGTTCATTGTAATAGTTTCTAATTTCAGCAATTTTTTCAGCCTTAGTAGGTTCCTTTACTTGCGGTTCAACAAACTTGCCGTTTACATAGAATTTACCTTTCATAAATTCATCAAGCATGCTATCACCATCAGCAGAGTAAATAAAATCAGCTGCATCCGGCCATTCTTGCTTTGCAACTGCTAAAAGTTGTTCTTGTGTTAATGTGTTATCCACAAAGGACGTAATTCGCTCGCCCATTTCATTTAGTACGAATACATATTGGTTCATGTGTTTTCTCCTTCTTTTATGCCATGCCTAATGCAAACCAATAATATGATGCAGCATATCTATCACTTGCCACAAATACTGCTTTTGTATTGTTGCTTTCGTTGGCAGAATTTGCGAAATATCTAGGTGTGTCTGAACCACTCCAATACGCATCAATCGCATTAGCTATAAACAACGTTGTAAATCTAATTGGGAAGATTACTTCTGTTTTGGTTACGTTATCCTGCCCACCAATTCCCCATTGAATAGTAAAGCCATTCGCGAATTTAACAAAGCCACCATTGTTAGTTAGTTTAGATGCTATAATAGCGCCTTGACCTAACAGGCTTTTAAGTTGCCCTAAGTTAAGCACTTTATTAATATCGCTATCGTTATAGTTATCTGTAATAAAGTTAATAACTTCTCGTGAGTTATCCCCTTTTGTTACTTGCAAGCCTTGATTATGTTTAGTCAGTGCTTTTGCGTATTGGTTAGAGGTAACATCTAGCTTTTTATTAAATGCGTCTTGATGTGCATTTGTAGCCAAATTATGTGTATCTAATGCAGCTTGCGTGATGTATAGTTGGCTGTTAAGGTTGATTTTAACATTAACATCGTTACCGATATAAAAGGTTACAGTAATCAACTTTTCATCTAAAGAGGTGCCAGCTGGAGTATAACTTGCTTGTGCTCCGGCGTTCGTATAAGCAAATAGCTTTTCGGTACCAGTATCACCAACTTTAGCAAAGACCCCTAATTCACGAGCGTAAAAGCCGCTTGTAACACTTGCATTAGAAATAGTCGCTACAACGTCGATTTCACCATTTCCTCGGCTATTAATTGCTTGTACAGTATTCTGTGCCATAGGGTGCTTTAATGCCGTTAAACTTTCAATGCTTTCGCTTTCGGTTAACGTGCCATCACCCAACGCAATGCGAGTAAAAATAAGCGGCTTTTTAGATTTAATCGCCTCAACCAATAAGTTGCTACCGGCTAAGGTTGGAATAATTTTATTGTAATTACTCATAGTTCAACTCCTTAATAGTGTAAATTAATATTGCTTCTAATAGCGACTGCACCAACAGGACAAACATAAATTCCTCGTGCTGTAATTGATTTATCAGGCTTTTCTTGCGTGATAAATATACGTTCGGTATTAGTTACCGCACCAACAGCAACAATCGGCCCTCTAGCGTTAAATTCATGTGCTATAGCATATGTTAAATGTGCCGGCTTATATACTTCGATAACGTTTCGTATCTCGTTTAAAGCGTCGGCTGTATCAAGAAGAACGCTAAACCTATTAGGTCCGGTGTTTTCTTTAATTACCGCACTACCAGGAGGGTATACAAGATTAACGAATTCTTGCAACTTACTTTCCGTGATTGTTTGCGACCCTTGAATCTTGATTAATAAATAGGCTCGCCTATCATCAATAGATAAGTTACGATTGTTTTCTAGTCCGTATACTCGTTCCCAATCATCAAGCCCCCATGTCGCCGTCTCAACAAACAACTGCTTGCATATGTCGATAATTAACAAGCGTTGCTTTTCGTGTTCTTCACTTAGTGAGTCTTGAGTACCTTTAAAAGTTGTATCTTTAGACAAATACTTAGGTAAGTATCTAAGTACATCGACTTTATAAGTCCTTAAAAGGTTAAAAATCATAAGACACTCACCTCGCCTAACATCGCTAAATCATCAACAGCTAATTCAATTGATTTAGTAGCGCCATTAATTGTTAAATTTGTATAATCAGTCGCTCCGGCATCTAATACAAGGCTTCCGATTTTAGAATACGCAACTTTTAATAAAGTTGAGTTTTTGATGTTTTGTCGTTCAATGTCAATTAGGTACGCTTTAACTAATTCAGTAAACACTGATTGATTAAAATCACCTTCCGGTCTAACTGCAATATTAATCGTCTTAGGTGTAACAGTTGTTACCGTTACTACCGCACCCATAGGGCGAACGGTTTCAATATAATTAGTTACTTTGTTAATAATTTCTTGTGAAGCTGGACTAAACTCACTATTCACAATAATTACTTTAACAGTACCAGCGCCGTTCCATACTGGAAGCACTTTAGCGCCACCAACACCACCAACAGACATCGCCCACTCATAATAGTGAGTTGCGTTTCCGCTAGTTCCAGGAGTTCGAACATGATTTAAATAACGAGTTCTTAATTCCTCGTCGCTCTCTGCGTTAAAGCCATCACCTATAGGTTCTGTATTATTAACGCTTAAAATACCAGGAATAGACATTGGAATAACTGTTACCGATTGTGCTGTAACGTTACCGCCTATGCCACCTTCGAGAGCTTGTACTTTAACTTTTGTTGAGTTATTAACTTGTACTGTTTCAAGTGTTTCAAATAAAATGCCGGTTTGAGTTGAAAATTGGCTACCTTTCGGCAAGGTTCCGTTACCTTTGACAGTAACATAACCAGTCGCCTTAGTTGCCTCTTTTCTAATCACGCCACTTTCGGCAGCTCGCATGGTTAAGAAATCACCATAAGCTGTATCACCAAACGCTACTTTGTACAATTCGCCTAATTCAACATAAGTTTTCATAAACTCAATAGCATTAGATGAAAATACATCGTATTCGAATGTACCCTCAAATTTACTATAAGGCGATGTGCATTGCTCCTGTAAATCTTTTAATATTTCATCGCTAGTTGGAATGTTAAACATTAATATTAAGCCCTCCATATACTGTGGTTAATTCAACGGAACATTCTACCTTATCGCCGTTTTCGTCGAATGTAATACTATCAATAGACTTGATATAAGGGTTAACCATAAGACATTCAACGATAACTCGTCTAAGTTCGCTATACCGTTCATTAACGCTCATAACCTTTCCTATAAAAGGCTTTAACTGAATTCCATAACGAGTAGAATATGCCAAATATTGATTGCGTTCCGTCATTAAGGCTTTATACACCCAAACTTTTAAGGCATCATCACCAGTTACTTTTATTCGATTACCATTAGCGGTGAATTTAAATGAGTTGTTATCAAAATCCCAATCGTACTCAACAAATAACGGCAAGTCCTCGCTTTGATAAGCATTAATATTTGTTGAACCAGCAAACGGATATTCTGCACTCATAGTTTCACCACCTTTTGACCGATGTAATAAAGCTGTTCGCCTTGTGCGTATACTGGGAATACTGTTACTTCATCACCTACACGCAAGGTATCGGTCATGATAATCGTATCGGTATAATCGTTATGAATTTCATGTGTATGACTTTCAAACAACGCTAAGCCACCACCACCGGAGCGAGGTTGCGTTTCGCTTATAATGTGCCCTTTTGCTTCCCTGTAGTGGTCCGGCTTCCAGTAATCATTAAGATATATCTGTTCATTCGTAATGTCGATATTATCGCAACGAATAACCAGGTTAGGGAATGGTGATGTAACAACTCCAATTCGCATGCCCATTGGCTGTTCATCTTTAGCTATGCCATGAATAGTATTAACCATTTTAGCCATAGAATGTGCAGCACTCGGAATATCTTTAGGCATAATGTATTTCTACCTTTCTTTTCGTTGACTTCCTAGTAGACCTTCGACCTTTACCCTTAGGAGTTTTGTTTTTATTTTTCTTTTTGGCTTCACGTTCTAAGCGTTTCTTTTCCTTTGCTTCTAAGGAATGGTCTACTTTTTCTTTTGTCATTAAGTTTTCAAACTCAATTTCGAGCTTCATAGTATGCTGTCCATTTTCGAATTTATGCGTATCGCTTTTTATCCAAAACTGACCGCTTAACTGTGTAATCACATCTTTAATTTCAACCGAATACGAGGACAAGGCGTCATAATCGCCTAAGCAGTCAATAACACCAGTACGCTCAGGACCTTTGAATATATCCTTAACTTCTTCTTGCGTGTTTTTGTTTTTGCTTTCTTTGTATACAGCTTGTATCATGGAATACTTTTGAATTTGGTCGTCCTTGCTTTCATATCGAATTAAATTCCCCTTATCATCAACAATCATGACTTTATTAATCATGTTTTCAATGCTTTCCTTATAGGATGAGTCTGTAATATTACGATATTGGTCGATTACAAGTCCTTCAATGCGAGAACCTTTTTCTATGACGTCGAGTTCGTCGCCCTCCATCATAGCTTGATATTTTTTGTTGGTCTTTTTAGCTGCTTCCGTGTATGCCATAAGTATGATTTGATAACCTGACTTGTTATTGGCGATAAAAGTTATTTTTTCGCCTGTTTCAGCGAGGTTACCTACCTTAATACCCATTTCCTTGCAAACGGCCTTTGTAATGTCCTCTGCAGTCATATTTGTGAATTTCCTAGTAGTTTTTGATTTACTAAGAATAAACATATTGTCATAACACGTTACCGTAATCGTTGATGCGGAGGTTTTTCGTTCGGTGCAATATATGTTACCAACAAACTGCAATTCTCCGTCCTCTGAATATGCTTTTACAGTTTCACCTATGCCAAGGACATATACAGGCCAATTAGGGTCGCGAGGCTCTTGCGTGTACACAAATTCAAGTTTTCTTGCTGCTTGAATACGAGAACCACTCCACGTCGAATTATTAACTAAATGAGATATATCGTTTTCAACTGGAACTTGCTTATCTTTGCCAGTCTTTTCATCTTTAACTGTTTTAGTTCCGATGTGTTTAATAATCATCACTTAACCTTCAACTTTCTTAACTGACTTAAATTGTTAATAGCTAAATTCTTTAAGTCGTTAGATTGAATAATTCGTTCATAATGTTTGTAGTTGCCGTATGCTTTTTTAGCAGCATCTAAAATATCTGCACCCTTATTATGTAGCGTTGCGGTGCTAGGCTTATTGTTGATTGTAGGTCTATCTTTAAGTCCTGTAACATCATCAACCGCCTTTGCATCGTCCGCCGTCATGGATGTATTTAAATCTTTGTACGCTTTAAGACTGAGCGTGTAATATAAATCGCCGGTGTTTTCTTGCTTCTTCCAAGGGAACGCCATAATCGCCATCATTAAATTAATAGGGCCATCGCTAACAATGACCCTAACCGGTTTCTTTGACTCTTTCCACTTGTTAATTAAAGCAACAATTTCAGCCGGCTTGCGTTTATCACCTACGATGAATGGATAGTCTTTAGCTGGAAGAAAACTTTCAAAAGATAAAGTAATTAGTTTAGGGTTACCAAATAATAACGCTTCACCTATTTGAGTGATGTTAACGCTTTTATTATCCTGTTCATTACCTACTTCATACTTTGTTGGAGTTACTGGCAAGACTAATCGTTCATCGCCTTGTGAGAGTATCACTGTAGGATAGTTATTTCCGCTTTTACCTAATATCACAGATAAAAGCGATAACGCTCTACCAATACCGCTGATTAATTTTGCCATTATACACCTCCATAATTTACTTCCGCACTTTCAAGCATAGAGAATAACGAATGTGCTATGCGGTCAATATCCGCTTCTTCACGAACAACGAATGTATTTCCACTGATAGAGTATTGGTTAACAGCGTTGTTACCGCTTAAACTATCCGCAATCATCTTTTCAGTTGTTGCATGTGGATAAATTCGACTGCCGTTCGGCAAGTCTACAATTTCACCGCCTCGTTCGTTGATTTCAGTCCAACCACCGCCGAAGTGATTTGTACCAGTTGCATGCCCTGGAATACCTGTTGCTTGTGCTCCTCGTGCTTGTACTGCACTTAAAGCATTTCCAATAGTGCTAAATACACCACTGGCTGCACTTTTAATAGGACTCCATACATTTTCATCAAACCAGTTAGCAACGCCAGCCCATACACCTTTAATGGTTTCCCATGCTTCACTAAAGAACCCCTTAATAGCTTCCCACATGCTACTCGCAGCACTAGAAATAGGTTCCCATACATTACCAATAAACCAATCAACAGCCGGACCAAAGATAGCAACTATACCATCCCAAGCAAAGCCAAATATTCCGGCTATAGTGTTAATCACTGGAGCACATGTCGCTACAATGTCATTCCACTTTTGGTTGAACCATTCAGTCAAGCCTTCAAGGTTGCTTGTAATAGCATCGTAAATTTGCTGTGCTACTTCTTCACCGAATATAGCACCACCAACACCACCTACAAGGCCACCAATAGCACCGCCAACGGCAGTTCCTACACCAGGAGCAATAGAACCTAAGGCAGCACCACCCATAGCACCTAGTTTCGCTCCGGCTAAACCACCGGCAAGGCTACCACCTAAACCAACACCAGCACGAGCTTTATCATCGCTTGTCGCAATGTCATAAGCACCCATAGCTAATGCCAACGGAACAGCAATTTTACCGCCAATTTTTGTTAAGCCGTTACCTAATTTACTTGCACCGCTTTTTAATTTACCAAAACGGCCACCGCTTTTAGGTTTAGCACCTTTGCCACCGCCTTCGACTATAGGGCCACCTTGACCCATTCCAGTCATATTGCTTGCGTTTACAGTTACATTTAAGGCTTGAACAGTCATATCACCTACTGTGCTATCTGCACCAGTACCAGTTCCACCACCGCCTTTTAAGCCTTTAAATAAACCATATGCACCTTTACCGAGTTTAAAAGCTCCAATACCACCTACCGCTAATGCTGCAGCTGATAGGATAGAGGGTAGGCCTTCCATTTTAAGCGTTTGACCTACTAACTCTTTAATAGCAGAAGTTATTCCGTCAAGTACGCTTCGAATAGTGATACCATTTGTTTCGAAGTTTTCGGTTAAACCTACAAACCAGTTGTCGATACCTTGTACAATATCTCTAAAACCGCCAATGCTACCGCCCATTAATTTCGTAGTGAACGAGTCCCAATCGCCGGATAATTGCTCTAAATCACCTTTTAGATTATCCATGCGAATTTTCGCCATTCGTTCGGCAGCACCGCTCGAATTATCGATTGCACCGGCTAACTTATCAAAGTCTTCATAAGGTGAATTAACCAATGCCAATAGGCCTGACATAGCTTCTTGACCGGCAAGCATACCAGCAACGGCCGCTTTACTATCCGGAGATAGTTTTTTCATACCTTCGCGAATGTCGGCGATAATATCCCTAAATGGTTTCATCTTACCGTTCGCATCTAAGATATTTAAGCCTAAAATGTCCATAGCTTCGCCGGACTCTTTGGTCGGTTTAACTAAACGAGTCATCATCGCTCGTAATGCAGTACCAGCTTCTGAACCTTTAATGCCCTGGTTAGCCATAAGACCTACAGCAAGGGCAGTATCTTGTACGCTAAACCCTAATGCACCGGCTACTGGTGCAGCATATTTGAACGTTTGACCCATTAGAGCAACGTTGGTATTTGAGTTAGTAGCTGCTGCCGCTAACACATCGGCGAACATAGCAGAGTCTTTCGCTTGTAAACCAAACGCAGATAAGCTATCAGTTACAATATCGGAAGTCATAGCTAAGTCTTCGCCTGATGCGGCCGCCAAGTTCATAATACCGGCAATACCGCCTATCATTTCGCTAGTTTTCCAACCGGCCATCCCCATATACTTGAACGCTTGTGCAGACTCTAAGGCACTAAATTTAGTATCCGCACCCATTTGAATTGCTTTTTCATTCAACTTTTGGAATTCTTCGGATGTAGCACCTGAAATCGCTTTAACCGCTGACATTTCTTCTTCAAAGTCCGCATAACCTTTTACGGCATCAAATATACCAAACCCAATGCCAGCCATACCAGCCATTTGCATTGTAGTTCCAAGCATAGCACCGCTAAGTTTATTTCCAGCACTAGACATAGCACCGGCCATATTTTGCTTAACGTTAACTGTAGCTGTGTATACTTTACCTTTAAAGGTATTGAGTTCACTTTTGATTTTTTGAACTTTAGAAGTAGCTTCATCTTTTGCGTCAATCTTAACTTTGATATTGCTACCAGTACGCTTTAATTTAGATAATTCACTTTCGGCTTTTTTGGTTGCGTTTGCTATTCCTTGAACGGAGCTGACAGCACTATTCATGCTTCTATCAACACCGGCCATCGCAGGAGTAACAGCATTGGCAGATTTTGCTAGTTGTTGCGTTGATTGTTGCGCCTTTTTAACTGCATTCGTAAACCCTTTATCGTCAAGGTACAGTTCGACGCCTAAACGTTCTTTATTATCCACCTAATACCTCCCTTATAGCTAATTTAGCAACTTCCACACGTTCTTTCCTTTCCTTTTCCATAGCTACATGACAAAGGAGCTTTTCCATTAAGGACAAACTAAAAAAGTATTCAAACGTATGACCTTTTAAAACTAAGTAGGCGGCCGTAGCCGCCTCCCAGTCTTCTTCTATTACTTTTTTGCTTCGTCAAAGATAGCGTGGTCTAATTTTTTACCAACGCCAACAGACTCAATCAAAACTGTGCTAATAGCTTTAATTTCACCGAATTCGAATAACTTACCTACAATGTCCATAGGTTCGGCGCAATCATATGCTTGTTGCAAGTCTTTATCCTTCAAGTTAGGTTCGACGATACAGTTATAAACGATGTATTCATCGTTATCACCATCTAAACCTAATGCTTCTGTCATAAGTAAAGTCGTAGGCTTTTTAGCTACGACTTCACCCAAGGATGTTTCGATTGTTAGTTTTTGACTTTTACGAGCCTTAATTTCTTCACGTTTAGCAATTAATTCGTTAATAGATACAGACATTGTTATGTTCCTTTCAATTAATCAATAGATTCAATGTATTGTAAATCTTCCGGTGTAAAGCCGAATGGAATATCCGTTTCAACAACTTTACCTTTTTCGAAATGTAAAGGAGTTAATTTATTGAACCATACATTATCAATAGAGATACGTTCCTTTTGGCCGTCCACTGCGTCAGGGTCGTCCAATAAGCCTGTAATCACGGAACGAGGGTCATGACCTGCACTCCATGCTTCATGCAATTTGCGGAAGTTTCGATTAATAACGTTTTTAATTTTTGCTGTGCCTTCACCTTTAAGAGAGGTAATTTTACTATCGACGGAATTGCCGATAATAACGTCTTCACGTTGGGCCTCAACAGTACATTCGAAACTTTCAATTTCGAATACCAATTCGCCGTCAAACCAAACTTTACCATGAGAGCCGTTCCAACGACGGCGACCACGATATTTTACATCTTCGCTTGCTCTTGCCATTTATGTTTTCCTCCTATTACATTGTGAAACTAATTTTAAGGTCTTCCATAGCGTCAACGAATTTAACGGTACCAGCTAAACCAACTTCGGAACCTGTGTTATATTCGCGAATATCCATGACAGACATTTTAGAAACATCTTCGCCTTTGATGATGGCGTAGTTCTTTTGGAATTGTTCGTCAATATCTACATTATTTTTAGCTCGAGCGTCAAGCACGTTACCGGCTAATTGATTGAAGTAAACCATAATGGCTGCTACGAATAGCATTTTATGGTCGTAGTCGTTGATATATTTACCAACATAGAATTTTTTGAAAGTGTCGCGAATGTCGTCTGTTACCATATCAACACCTTCGATGATTTTGATTTTACGGAATTCTTGACCTTTGTCAGTTGTGAACGTTTGCAAGGAGTTGCAAGCACGAGCAATTTTAACACCTTCGCCGTCTTCTTCGTCGAATAAATGTAATTCGCCTTTATCGATGCGGTCTGTTAAGTCCTCGTACACTTTAACGCTTTCAACTTCGGTTAATTTGTAATAAGTAGCGGAGCGGTCTAACGGCAAGCCAGCCAAGATACCAGCAATACGAGCAGTATATTCGATTGGAGTATACGTTTTATAAGTTGTTCGACCTTGTGTATCTTGACCGTTAGGCACTTTAATTTCTTCTGTGCAGAAGTTGATAACACCGTCATGGTCTGCTGCCACGCTACCTACTACAGCTTTAACAGTTTTACGACCATTGTTGCGTTCTGCTTTAATGTAGGACGATAAGTCTTGTTGGTCTTGAACTGTGCCAGTAGGAGCGGCGATATAGTTAAAGCGAGTATGTTTTAACTGTTTTAACAATGTAGCTTGTGTATTTTTTGCGCCTTGTACAGTTGTTTTAGGTAATGTGTATACCAATACACGCAAAGGTGTTCCGTCTAAGCACTTTTTAATTAAATCAGTTGTAGCATCATCGAATGTTCTGTCAGGAATTTCGCTAATGTCGGAGATTTTGTACTTGTTAGAAACATCAGTTGTTTCACATTTTAAAATCAACGCTACAACGCCTCGAGCGGAACGCTTGATAGCAGTTACGCCTTTTGTTTTAAAGTCAATTAAGACTTGCGGTAAACCGAATTTTTCTTGTTCGTTTGGCATTTGGTTATTCCTCCTCGGTTAAATTAACGCCGTTAAGGCTAAATGAAAGAGTATTAATGACTTCACCACGAACAAAGCCAACTTCTTCGTCTGTGAAAGCGTCGTTAAACTCTAAATTAAAGATAAAGTGCAATACTTCATCTATAAACGTATGTTCAAAGTCGTTAATGGTGATATACCTATCATCGACTTTCAGTACAGGTCTAAAGATACATTCTAAGCTATCACTCATTTCGTATAAGTCCGCACGTTTGATACGGTTGTTCTTATCTTCCATAGCTCGGAATGTAACATCGACTTGAACAGTCCTTTCAAAATAGTTGTAATCACCAACGCCACTATGAACAAACATTTCAATATAAAAATAAGGTGCATTTGACTTTTCAACGTTGTCAAAATACACCTTATAATTAGGATATTTGTTTTTCAAAAGGTCAACTAAGGCCTTTTGAATAGTTCTTAATTTAAGCATCTATCAAGTTCCTTAGTATCTTTCTTGTATCGTTTAAGAATTGACTTTTACGCTTAACTGTAGAGCGATGTAACATCTTATGCCCTTTCACAAAACCGCCTTTCGGTGTTCTGTGTCCATATTCGATATGGTTAGCATATTCAGTATTGTTGTATACCTCAATAGAGTTGTTTTGTGGTTCAGTACGCTTCCAAGCATTTCGAAGTGTACCAGTATCAACAGGGGTTTTTGCCTTTGTATCAGCAATTAGTAATTCCGCTTGTTGTTGTAAAAGCGTATCGATATATTGAGGATATAACGATAAAATCTTTTTCCACTTGAAATTCAACTCCATGAAGCCGTTAACTTTTGCTCCCATAGTTAAGCCTCATCATCACGAATTAACGTGATTTCCTGGTGTGTTGTGTACTTAAAAGGACTATCACATCGCATGATAAATGTTTGGCCTTGATGATTGATTTTGACAATATCATTCGCCATAACATCGTAATCAACTGGCAAGGATAATCTTAATTTATCCTTTAGCGTGAATACGCTGTCAGTATTTACACCATTCATGCTTGTTTGTCCTGTTTGTCCTAATTTACAAGGAACATCAACATACACATCAACGACGTCAAACACATCCGCCCCTATATCGTCCGTGGTGGCTTGTTGCCGTGAAATGGTACATGTATCTTTGTACATAATATCTGCAAGCAGTTTTCCATATGTATTAGCCATTCGACCACACCACTTTTCTATATAGATTTAATTTAGTGCGAATGCTTTCAAAGTCTTTTTCACTAATACACCCAATAGGGGATATATCAGTTACCGCCCAGGTAAATTCAACGTCATTTTCCTTCAAAGACTTTAGCGGTCCATGTGTATCGCTGTATTTGTCTTTGATGTACTTTGTAGCTAATTCGGCAGCCGTATATACAAGCGTTCGAGGGAAGTTCGTTCTGTGGCAGTAGTCCATGCAATCAAGAACAAACTTTTCGGCGAACAGCGTTATATAATCGGCGCAATTAACTTCATTAAGACTATCAATCATAGATATTAAACGGTTAGTCGTTGATATAACCAACGCAACTGCTTCATCATATTCTAAATATTGAACGTTACCCAAAGTTAATCTCCTTTAATAACAAACATGTTCCCACATGTCCTCGTCAAATTGTTCAAGCGGTTCATCGTTCGCAATAGCATTAGCAAGCATTTTAGTGCTATCGTTCAATTCCTCGGTTGAAATATCACCAGGACTAAGTACGAATACTCTATCCAATGAACTTTCACCAAAGATTGATTTGTACGTTTCACACATGCTATTAAATTTCGTTAAAGCGTCGATAAACGCTTTATCCTTGTCCGTCATAGTAACACTCCTATACAGTTAATAACATTCCAATAATGAAGTGTAAATACTCTTCATCGTCCTTTATAGTAGCCCAAATAGGTTTACCTGTTTTGTAGTCCCAGCCTTTATACTGGCCGTTTTCGTTAGGTTCAAACACACTTTCAAGCCCCATGCTTAAAACTTCGGTTCCACCAGTCGAATACGTTTTACCTATATAAGGGCTGATAAAGTTATCCCTTTTAGCTTCTTCTTTTCCATAACAACTCATATTAAAGATTTTGTTTAACCGCTCCGCTTCCTCGCCTTTGGTTCGCATTTCTACAAACTCATTAGATAGACGACTTGCATCCTTGTTAAAAAATTCCACCATATGACCTATTTCGTGGAATGGAGTTGTTTTCTTAACACCATTCATATTGATTGTTATGTAATCACCAGGGTTATCAATATTGACATACCTTATAGGACGACCACTTACAGCAGCTTTACCATAGAAATAACCACGTTTAACCTTACGAGTATTAATACCCTTATTGTTATCCTTTAACATACGACCCCAGTCGCTCGGATATACATTAAACGCACCTTGTATCATTTCTTTATTTCTCTTAACGCTGCCTTCCGCCCAGGAGCTATTAGGAATGTTATATCCAACTTCACGATATTGAGATACTACCTTCACCAATTCATCTTTATTACCGATTAAGTTAATAATATCATGTTTTTGGTTAGCTAACTTCCCAATATTAATCATATCTTGCGGAGTTGCTTTAGACATGTCGAGTTTAGATATTTTATCCTTCAAATCAATCTCTTTAGGCTTAACTGGTTTCGGTTGTTTAGGTCGTTCGACCTTTTGCTCCTCTCGCCAATCGGCGAATGTTTTCGTCTTATCAACGTAAATCGCTTTCCATTCGTTATAGTTCATATTGCGTGGTACTTTTTGATATTGTACTCGCTCCCCTTTAGAAGTTGGTTCAGTTTTAGCAATACGAGAACCGCTAGTCGGTTTCTTATTACTAATAGCACCAGCAATCGTTGACCTACAACGAGGATGAAGCGGAGGAACGTTACTTCCTACTTCGGCTTCACTAATCGGATAAATATTATTATCGTGTTCCCTACACGTTGAGGATGTACGCTTATCCATTGTTGCGATGAATTGAAAGTATTCCATATTAGAGGAACGCAACGAGTCCAAGGTAGATTGATTATGAACGTAATTTAATTCCGTTCTAACCAGTCTTACAGCATCATTTTTAGATACTCCCATTCGCTCTTGCACTTCTTTCGCCAGTTTGTTTACTGATACACCGCGATGAACACCATTAACAACAGTATCTTGAATGGTACGAGCCAACTTTTCACCGTTGGCCCATATCCTTTCACTATAATTCTTGCCACTCCATGGAGTTCGCAAGACCTGTTCCACTTGTTTATTATCAACAACTACATTTAAAGGACCTTGTCCTTTCTTTGCCAATTCATAGGCAGAATGCAAGCGATTATCTTTGTATGCTTCTTTTAAAAAGGAGGACATGACATTGTCTGTATTTCGGTTTAACTTATCGATTTCAATAAGTGTATCGCTGTACAATTTATCTAACCTAGAAATGCGCGAACGCATTGAAAGAGCATTTAGTTCAAGCATAATCTTAGGGTTACCAGTCTTTTCAAAGTCTGCCAAGTACCCTTCGACGTCCTTTCGCCAAGTCCTAAATTCAGTTCCGTTGATTAATTTACGAGCATCTGTCATGCTTAGTCCGTTATCAGTGGCGAACTTTCCGTAAAGTTGTTCAATGTTTGCTTGTAGCCGTTGGGCGGACCTTTCATATTGAGCGGCCAACTCTTTTTCGATTGTTTCACGGCTTTTTTTATTCCATTCATCTTCACGTTCAACAGCACGCCTAGCCCAATATGAATTAGTCCCCATGTTTTACCCCTTAGCCTAATTTATGAACAAATTTAACAATGCGAATTTGTTTAGGTTCGTAAACACGTTCCCAGTTACCGCCGTCTTTCAATTCTGCACGAGATACGCTTTCAGCGTTGGCACGAGTTTTATTAGTCCATTTTACCCCACGAGGATGCAAGATGAACGCTTTACGAGAAATCAAGTAATCAATGCCGGAGCCTTTACGTTTATCACGGTCAACTTCCGCTGGAACCATACCAACAGGAGAACCTACACCATACGCAATCGCACCTTCACCGAACAAATAAGTTGTGTATTTGTCAGTTTCAATAGGGCAACCATCGTCAACGATTACACGACGGCCCATGTAGTAATCGAAGGACGTTGCGTCAGATTGACGAATAGTTTGAATTAAGTTCAATTTATCAAGATAAGATTTTGTAGCGGAGTGCATAACAACTGCTGTTAAAGAGTTACGAGCATCGCCCATAAGTTGCATTGCGTCAATGAACGCTTCACCGGAGAATGCTGCGGCTTTGCCAGTTTTAGCAGAAATATCCAAGATATGGTCGGACATTGTAGTTGCAGCGAATACACCATTAAGGATATTCAATAATTCCTTTTGATGGTCTCTAGCCCAAAAACCAGCTACTAAATCACCGATAGCAGACATTGGGTCAGTACCAGATAATTGAGCGGACAAGTCAGTTGCACCCCACATTTTCGCACGGCGAATGGTTGTGGAAGTATCCATTTTAGAACCGATTTTATCGGCAGTTAAGTCAGTACCTTCCACCACGTTTTCAGAGTCGCCAGTCAAATCAGTGAAGAAAGGCATATTATGAACTTGTGCTGGTTCAGATGCAAGCATATCGAATTGGGCATCACGAGTTGCGATACCGGAAGAGAAAATAGCGGATAATTCGCTTGTACGGCGTGTTACATAATCAACGAATAACGGTGTAGGGTTAATTACGTCTTTCAATGCAGTTGCTGCGAATGTTTGCAAGTTAAAAGAAAAGTTTTGATTTGGCATTATTAGTCCTCCTAATTTAAATCAAATTGTCAATAGATACACCGGCTTGTGCTGCAAGCGTTTTAGCTTGTGCAACGTCGGTTTTAATAAGTTCTGCTTGTTGCGTTAGATTGTAATGTTCCTTGCTGAAAGGGTTTACCTTAGGCGTACCTTCACCCTTGTTAGGGTCGTATTTGAATTTAGGTTCACCTTGTGGTTTAAACAAGAACGCTTTATTCTTTTGCAAGTCTTTTAGTTGTTCATCTAAACCAGTTACTTTACCATCTTCACCAAGAATGAGTTTAGACTTATCAATCAAGTTAGCTACAAGTTCTGCATCTTGTGCGCTATCACCAATCGCTAATTGAACCGCGGTACTCAATTTTAATGCTTTTAAATCTTCGGCAGCTTTTAAAGCGTTCGCTTTATTGTCTGCTTGAAGTTTTGTAATTTGGTCTTTTAACGCTTGTACATCGCCTTCGCTATCCTTTAATGATTTCAACTGTTTATCTCTATCGGCAACAGCAGTTTCTAAGGTTTTCTTTTCCGCGTTAACCTCATTAAAACGCGACTTTGGAACATATTCACCATCGAGAAATTCTTTAAATTGTTTAGTTGCATTGTCAATGTTATCCTCTGCAACTCCAATTTTTTCTAATAGTTCCTTGAATGTCATATGCTTTACTCCTTCCGGTTTTTACCGTGGTTTACCTGCCACGAATGAAAATATAAATACGATTATTCATCATCGCTGTGGTCGTCGTCATGGTCGTCTATAGAGCCATCGTCATGACCTTTGCTATGCCAATCATCGTACATATCAGTGTTATTTTGTGCTTCCTCTGTTTCAATTTGCTTCATTTCCTCGTTCACATCTTCCACGAATGGATGATGTGCAAGGATAGTTCGCTTAGATACGACGCCCATAGATTTTGAACACATGTCCACCAAGTCGCCGTCATTCTTAACGCTCGTTCTTGTCCATGTTTGCGTGATAGTAACATTTTTCGAACCATGTGCAGAACAGATAGCACGAATTAATTCATTAAAGCCTAATTGGAATTCAGTTTCCATCATGCCGGCTTTAAGTTCCAATAAAGTATATAAAAACTTCATTGCTTCACCGCTAGTGCCATCCAAACCTTGTTGCTGTGGGTCTACCCCTTGCCCCATGTCAAAGATAGCTTTGCGAGTAATATCAAGAAGTTCTTTGCGTGCTTCAATCGGAATATCAATGGTTAGAGTTGAAATACCGCTTCTATCATCAGGACCAGTAGAGTCCATTTGAATTGCCTTGTATTTTTTCATGCCGTCCAAGAACTCGGCTAAATTTTCACCGCCATAGTTGGTGAGTACATATATAACCTCCTGGACGTCCTCTAGGTCATTTAAAAAACCGCTATAAGTTTTGTCGTACACATCGATTAATTCCTTAATGCGTTTTAAGTCAGTCGTATGACGTGCGTTGTTAGCAAACGCAATAAAAGGAACGTTTTCCATTTGATGCGGAATAGTATCAACATTTACAGTAACACCGCTAGGGTCAATCATTGTAAATGCTGTATAAGGTGATAATGTTTCGTAATCATCACCAGTTCGCATAGAAAATGCTTGTACTTCTTTGTCATTCCAATATTCGTACACCGTGATATTTTCGCCTTCGTCGTTAATGTCAGCATATACACGCAACACGCCCTCTAGCTTTGTATTAATACGATTGTTATAGATTGGAATGATTTCATTAGCTGGTAATACAGCCCATTGAAAATCGTTATTTTCATCTATCCAGTAATGAACCCAAGCTACACCACCATTCGTGGCCTTAACACATAAGTCTTTACATTTCTTTTCGTACGCATCGCCTAATGTATCAAGGATAACTGTATTCAAATTATCGTTTTTAACATCATAAATAGGCGGTGCAGTAAACATATAAGCGGTTTTTTGGTCTACTAACAAAGGATAAAAGGAATACGCAATTCGGTTATCTGCCTGGTGCATAGGGTTAAAACTTTCTCCCTTTTGCCTTGCTTCCTCAACGTCCTTTGGTTTAGTCGGTAACAACTTAATGTCATTATTAACTTCATAATAGCGTTCTGCTGTTTGCATTTCGCTGATTACGTTTGCATGCCCTAGAGTATGCTTCTTTATCAACTTCTTAACTAATTCAAGCTCCAAACTTTCACCTCCTAAGTTAATAATCGTACACCTTTTCGTCCGTCGAACTCTTCCATTGCATATCGCATGGCGTCCATTAAATGGTTAAAATCATCAATAGGCTTGTTTATAGGGTTATCGAATTTGTCTTTATCCCATGTATAGTTACTAATTTCAGTAATGAAATTAACACACCTAGGATGAATAATAATTTTATAGTCCTGGATAATCGAAATGCCGGCACGAATTGAGTCAGGTCCTTTTTTGGCCGCTCTAATTCTAGTAAGTCCAGCTTTCCTAAGGTACGCAATCGATTTAGGTTCCGCACTATCTGCTTTAATTCGTTCTTTCGCATATCCCATTTCGAACACCTTCTCCTTAATATCTTCATTACTCATGCCCTTTTCGTACATTTCATCGAATACATATATTTCACGAGCTACCGTATCAACAAGGGCACAGAATAACGTACTAGGGTCATTTACATAACCAAAGTCCATACCAAAGGCGGAGCGTACATTTGGCTTATTAGATATTTCGTGTACATCGAAAACTCGTTCTTCCCAATTTTCATACACTAGGCCTTCAACGATACCCCATTCACCAAGACCAGCAGTCCTATAGCGACGAGGGTTCTTTTTCATTTCCTCGAATAGCACCAAGTCCGCTTCGCTTAGGAACTCATTACACATATAATTCGTAGTCATAGACAATACATTCGGACTAGGTGTATCGAAAAATCGTTTCTTTAGCCAATGCCTGTCAGACCAGGGGTTAAAGGTCAATACGACTTGATGATACATTCCTTTCGGCAACTGCCCACGAATACTTTCATCTAATCTGTCGAACGCTTCTTCTGACGTTATTTCGTATGCTTCCTCTATCCACAACCTACACAGCGCCCCAACTTCAACAGTAATTGACGTTACCTTTAAAGGGTCATCTAAACCTCTAAACAATATCTTTTGTCCAGTTGGCTTATAGGTGATTTCTAAAGGCGATGTACTACATTTAAAAAAGTTATCCACCTTTAGTCGGTGGATAGCCCATTTTAATTGTGCGTAACAACTATCACGCAACGTTCGTTCAACCTTGCGAACTACTAACCAATTAATATGAGGGTTTTCGATTATTTCAGTTATAACCTTTAATGATTGAGTTGAGGACTTTTTACTCGCACGGCTTCCCTTAACTGCCTTATACCGACCTTTAAACCGCCAAAACGCACCATAATGCTTGCCTACGATACTAGGTAGATGAACAAGTACTTGATTATCTTTAATCTTCAATTTCATCACCGCCTACAATAATAGGAACGAGCGTTTTATTGTCCTCGTTTTGTTGTTTAATAACAGCAACTTCATTTTTAAGTTTAGCAATACGAGCTTTTTGTTCTTCTGTTGCCAATTCACTTTTACATAGTTCGTCATACTGCTTGATTAATCTTGCCAGCGTGTCCATCGCCCTTGATTGTGCTTTAAGGAACTTCTCCATACGAATATCTGCTGTTATTGTGTCAACATGCTTTTCAATTCGTTTAGTGTTCCCAAACTGGTCGCTTTCCTCAACGGTTTGAGTAACGCTTTCAATCTGTTTATCTGCATTTTCACTTTCGATGAACATTATTTTTTGTGCTCGTATGATTGCAGCATATTTGATACAAATATTCCCCCATAGTATTTCTATAGGGGTTATTGTTTCAATATCTTCAATTACGCCAATCATATCGAGTGGCAAGTACTTTGCAAAAAGACCATGTTTTAAAGCGTTTTGACTTCCAACAGGTGGACCGCCACTATTACCCATGGCATTTTTATTACCAAACGGAGCACCTATTTTCTTTTTCGGTTTAGGTTTAGTCTTAGCACGCTTCCAACCGTATCGCTTCCGCCAAGATTTAACTGTTTCGATTGATACGCCGTATTTCTCGGCTATGTCTTTATAAGGTAGGAACTTTTTATAGTCCTTCTCGGCTGCTTCATAGTTTTTCACATACTCACCACCTCCCACCGAATATCTACTTCAAAACTTCATTGCTTTTATGCTTCAACTTGCCATGACTTCTAACACAAAGACCACCTTTCGGCTTTCGTGCGTGGCCGTAGGTTATGTACGACTGGCATAAGCCGTCATACTCAATCATTTCCGCTGTACACTTGCCATTTTTATTGTTTAAGCATTTATGTTTAATGCAGTCAATAACTGTCATTTTAAGCCATTCATAAATTCACGAGTTAAATCATAATCACTTGCGAATTTACCTTTTTTCGTTGTTGTCGTTGTACTAGAACCACGAGATTTAACACCACGAGCAGTAACGCAACTATGTTTCGATGTAATGTGTACAATAACATCTTCACTGCCAGTCGCAATAGAAATGACTTCCGCAATGTCCTCACCTATCTTTTCTTGTAGTTGTAATCGCTTACAGCACATTTCAGCGATACGAGGAATTTTAGACAAGCCAATTACACGACCATTAGGGATATATCCTACACTAATATTCATGTCATACATCAACGCTAAATGATGTTCACACATAGAAAAGGCTTCAATATCCTTAACAATTACCATTTGAGTTGTATCCACTTCAAAAGACTTGCCAAACATTTCAGCAATTTCCTGGTTCGTGTAATTCATACCCTCAAGTAGTTCTAAATACATTTTTGCAGCACGTTTAGGTGTTTCAACAATACCTTCACGCTCTAAATCTTCACCAAGCCCTGTTAATAGGAGCCTGATAGCATTTTCAATAGTTTCCTGGTTCATGCTTACACTCCTTTCATTTCAGGCGGCCATATGAATTTATGAATTTGTAGTTGTAATCTAACGCCTTGTAGGTTATACGTTTTCATATAATCAACAATATCTCGAGGTTCAATCTTGCCAAATACTGGAGATACATACACTTTCGCTTTAAAGTCATTGTCCTCGATTAACTGGCGCATACGATTTAAATCTTCAAGGCTACCGACTACAAATTTAATTACATCGCATTCTTCTAAATCTTGTAACGCTTCGCCGTTGTTCATAAACTCTTCTTGCTTAGAAGACGGACATTTATAATCAACTGTGAACATAAGATTTTGATATTCACCATACAATGGAACAGGGTTTATACTTCCGTTTGTTTCGATGTTAATGAAATATCTATTCATAGCGTTTAGTAATTCCGTTAAATCTTGCAATAGTGGTTCACCACCTGTGATAGTTACATTTACATTTCCATAACTATCGACTACTTGCATAATTTCTTCGACGGTCATTTGTTTTCCACCGTCAAAGCTGTATTCTGTATCGCAGTAAGAACAGCGCAAGTTACATTCTGCTAGTCGAATAAAAGTGCATAGTTCACCAGCTCGTGTGCCTTCACCTTCGATACTGCTAAATATTTCAATCACGTTCATAAATAGCAATATTCCCTTCGCTTTCTTGTACAGATACTTTATAACAGCATTTACCTAATTGGTCGCATATCCATTTAGCCATATTTTCTGCAGTTGGGTTTAACTCGCCTACTACATCATTAATATGGTTATGGTCTAAGCGGTCATGAATAGCACGTTTAATATGAGTGAAGTCCATAATCATTCCATTAGCGTTCACTTCTTCGCTTTTCATAAAGACTGTTACTATCCAGTTGTGGCCGTGTAGGTTACGGCACTTACTTTCATAATCGAGTTTAAGCTGATGTGAACCAGCAATCTCCATTCGTTTCGTTACATAATACATTTTGTTTACTCCTTTTAATCTTGACTACCAGCTACGCTCTGATAATCTAATTTATTTAATAATGCAGATATAGCACTATCCGCTGTTCGCAATAGTGATTTTTCTTTCACACCTAATAGCTTTGCTTGCTCCATAAACCTTTCTTTGATTTCTTGTTTATGCTGGTCGATGTGATACGAGCCTTTCGACGTCCTACTCACGCCAAACTGTAAAGGCGCAAGCCATGATGTACTATCTGCCGATGTACAAAACTTGTTACGCTTTAACATTTTTAAATCAGTACAGCCTAATAAGTGAATATCAATTTCAGGCTTACGGTTTTTAATGTACCAAGCTAAGCGGTGAGTGTCCTCTCTAAACGTTTTAGGGTTAGTGATACGCAATTCCGGAACGCTTATCGCTATATAGTCAGCGAACTCAATCAACCTATCTAAGCCCTTTTTGCCGTCCTCTTTATGGAATACATTAATTTGTCTATTAGGTAGCTTTTCACGCATCCTATAGCGTAATTTCCATGCATCTTCCGGCGATAATACTTTTTGACAGTCAACCTCAACACAAGTTGAATTCAAATTGTTTGTTACTGTAAACTTCATAAGTTTATCTTGCCAATCAACCAAATCGTCATATGTTAGTTTTCGGTCTTTGGCTGCACCGAACATTAAAGTGAACAAACCGCTATCTTGAATGGTATGTTTAAATTGCAGTCCGGTATTGAGTAATGGTGCATCCGGTTTCAATCGTAAATCATCAGTTACCTTTTTATTTACGATGAAAGGATAACAAGTATATAGTCGATAGTTAACTTCTGCTATCTTTAGTGCTGCATTAGCACTAAACACATTATCGGAACCAGCAAAATGGATTTTTATATTGTTTCCTAACAATAGATGCCCCTCCGTTTGTGTCCTCAATTACTTTGCAGAATGTCGCTGTAGGGTATTTATCCATCAACCACTCTGCAATATGTTCACATGACATGCTTTTAAACTGTGCATATCCTTTATTATCGCCAAATTCTTTTAATAGTAATTCTTTGATAATACGTTGTTCTTCGATGAACTCAATTTCACGATTTGAGTCAGTAACAGGGATATGCAGTTCGATGTTAAATATATGTCGATGTTTACTTCTTAAATATTCAAATTGTACAGGTGCATCAGGCCAGTTGTGAAAGCCTTCAACTGTAACATTGCAAACAATCGTTTTATCCATGTTACACCTCGTAAACAAATAAATGTTCATCTAAAAAGTCGATTAATTGTTGGTAATTAGCATCATCACAAACGACTTTAACAGTTTTACCATTATCTTCTTCTTCGGTTTCGTCGTCAGAAGATTTTTCATCTTCCGCTTCCTCATCGAAAAAGTCTGTTCGTAAATCGTCTGCACCCAGGAACCCAAAATCTTCCATATCGATGAAATTAATATCTTTTAATTCATCAACAAGTGCTCCGAGGTCCCAAGTAGCGATTTCAGCTACCTTGTTGTCCGCCAATCGGAACGCTTTAATTTGTTCGTCCGTTAAGTCGTCGGCAACAGTACAAGGAACTTCTTCCATACCTAATTGTTTAGCAGCCAATAACCGAGTATGTCCACAAATAACAACGTTATCTTTATCAATTACAAGTGGCACTTTAAAGCCGAACTCTTTAATTGAATTAGCGACGTATTGAATAGCTTCATTGTTATTTCGAGGGTTGTTTTCGTATGGCGTTAATTCGTTAACGTTAATATTAATAACTTCCATTCAGTACCTCCTTTTATTTTTTGCATACAAAAAGAGCACCCTAGTTATAGGGTGCTCTTTTCATGAGAGAGTTAAGTGTTTTCGCTAAGAGAGGATAGCAATGTCTAAACAGTAGTGCAACTTCTACCTATCGACGAATACATCATATCACTGTCAATAGGGTGCACTCAATAGCATTTTAGGTGCACTTAGTGTTAATTTGGGTGCAATTAGTGTAACGTTAGGTGCATTTAGGTGCACCCCTACCCCTATGAGGTCGCATAATATCTACATAGTTGAGGACAGTTAGTTGCACCCCCTATTTTTTTAAATTGTAATCATAAAATGCTTCTTCTGCTTTTCGAATGGTTCTTTTGATATAGTTCGTTGAGTTATTTTGCATGCCTAATTGACGATACACAAGCGATATAGCGTACATATCTCTGCGATTAACATACTTTTCAATCAGTATGGCTCGATACTTTGGTTCAGGTATGTTATAGATGCACCTTAATATATCGCACTCCGCTTCAACAGCTTTTTCTTTAAGCGTTGTTATTTCATCTTTCAAGCGTGTTAATTCTTTGAACTGGTCCATAATTCCCATTGAACCACCGCCACCAGTTCTTTCACTCAAACTGCTATGCGGTAGACCAGCTGGTCCTAGTCGTTTTTGAAGTAATTCTAATTGTGATACCAGGGCTTGTTCTTCTAGATGATAATCATCAATCTTAGCGATATATAGCCTTGCTTTATTTCTTTTCTCCGCTTTAGTCAATTCTTCCATACTTGCATTCCCCTTTTACGATTTAAACCCCAGTACTACCAAAACCGCCATGTCGCTTGTCTGTCGCCGTATCTTTTGCGGTGATACGATATGGCATGATTAGTAATTGAACTAATCTTTCACTAGCCTTATATTCGAATGGTGCGTTACCTAAATTGCGAATAGGTATCATGATATGACCTTCGTTTTCTTCGTTGTTATAGTAGTCGGCGTCGATAATACCTGTGCCATTCGCAAGCATTACATCATTGTTAATACCTACGCTTGACCTAAGGTGCATTTGAATATATTCGTCATAGTTAATACGAGCTTTAATACCTGTTTTAATTAACTTTGTTTCACCTGGCATAACCACTCCGCTTTCATATGGTTTCATGTCATAACCGGCAGCATATTCCGTTTTTCGTTTTGGTAAATCTGCATCTTCATAACCTGTTACTTGCTCAAATTGATTTTCGTTCATTATTACTCCTCCACTTCCTCTACTTCATCAACCTCTACTTCATCAATCCAATTATTCATATCGCTATCATCTACATCAGTTGAACGTTCTATTAAATCAGCTAATAGGTTAGCTTTTTCAAAGTTTTCACACTCTACAATTTTTTCAAAACCAATTTTTGCGTATCCTGTAATTTTGTATTTTTGCATGTTATTAATACCCCTTTAATTTTAATTGCTTCCATACCGTACTTGTCGAGCGGTTAACTCTTAGTGCAATATCAGATAAAATCATACCTTCCTGGCGCATCTTAATTGCGTCGTCAACCCAGTCGGTCGGTTTTAATGTTTGATTTCTAAATTTTTGTCCACATGAAGGACTGCATGTCTTTTTAATATTTCTTAATCGATACGATACACGATATTTAACGCCACATACTGGACATTGTTTTACTACTACGTCGCCTGACTTTTTATCAACTGTGTCGAATTGATGTTCTTTAGCACGAGCACGTTTCGTAATTTTAACTGTATCTTTTACATTAGCTTTCCATATAGGCAAGTGCGATAAAAAATACGGAATGTTATTCATGTCGATTGTCTCCCTCTAATCTTTTAAGTTCATTATCAATATCTTTAGTGATGATACATAAGCACATAATTAATACGCCTATGGCTGCACCAATAAATAAACCTAACACAAATACCCCAATCATTTTTTACTATTCCTCCTGTCCCAAATCTCATGTAATACATGAGGTGGTTTAGCATACTCTATTTGAATTTCCACCCTAGGGTTATGTTTATCAACGCCCACAATTTCAGAGCCGTTGTAATCAGTTATCCACATATCATCTAGGATAACTCCTGCGGTGGTTAATATATCCGATGTAGCTTGTAGTAGGCCGACCAAGTCCGGCCAGCCTCTAAAATCCGGCATGTAATAGCGGCACTGTACGGATATAGGGCCTTTATAGTTCACTCGTTTTTTGAAGAATTGCAACTGTTTTAAACAATCTTTTTCATAATCACAAAAGGCTTTTGATGGTAAGACTCGAGGATATTTTCCGTGATACACAATTCGTGAACTATTTTTTTTAGTCGTTGGACGGCCATAAACTACTAGCTTATTCATGTGTTACATAATTCCTCCTTTCGTCATAGTCTCACAGCACAATAACCGTAAAATATCTCTTTCAACTGCTGGCAGTTCTTTTGTGTAGTTAAAAAGTGCTGAAATTAGGAATGCACCAACAGTCCCTTTATCATATTTACTTTCATCAAATTCAACTGACGTTTTTTTCTTATTTTCGTCAATCAAAACTTTAATTTCCATTTTTGGTTGCCTCATGTAATATATCTTGTATTTTATTTTGCGATTTAAGCTATGAATTTAACGCGGTAAGGTCGGTCTACTATTTCTCACGAGTATTTTATCGTTCGCATATATTTTTGTTCACACAGCGTGAATTTTTAAATTTCGTTAATGTCGAGTGGTTGACGTTGTGATTTACCTTTAAAGCTAATCAAGAACGATGTTCCTTTTAAGCGGTCATATACTCGGCTGTCATAGGCTTTCTTAATTTGTTCCACTGATAAATTCGATGTGATAATCGTTGATTTACTACGTTCCACTCTATCCGCAATAATCGAAGCGACCTTTTGTTGAACCCATTCGCTTGAATATTCCGCTCCAAAATCATCAAGCACTAATAGTGGCGAGTTTCGAATACGATTTTCAAACTTCAAGTAATGTTCGCTCGGTCCTTTACTAAGTGTTAAGAGTGTATCGAATAGGCTTGTCATGGATATTAGATAGCCGTTATACCCTTGTTCGATTGCTTTTCGTAAAATGCTAATTGCAAGGCTAGTCTTACCAGTACCAACAGGACCTATCATTATCAGTCCTCGTCCATTGGCGATATGTTCCCTAACATGTACGCCATATTTGAAAGCGTTGTTATAGGCTTGTCTATCTTCTACTGGTGCTCCTTGTGCTTTTAACTTGTCAAAAGTCATATCCACATAACGGCCTTTGATACCATACACGCTTAAATCAACCTTCTTTTCAATAACTACAGGGTCATTGTAGATTGGTTTATACCACTCATAACCATTCGGTGTTACCTTGCGACCAGTCGATTTCACTGCCATCTGTTGCTTCAGTCGTTCTAGCTCCTGGTCTACGTTTATTTGTTCCATTGTCATTCACCTTCTTTTTCAAGTTACTAGCTGCCACGGTTTCAACATACTTAATGCTACTTCCACCACTTTCGATTGTTGTATTGATAGCTACGATTACATGTTCCATTCCGTACAACTCAACCAAATCATCTAAACGCTCTTTTATCGTTGGTGATATTTGTCCAACTCCGTTTAAGTAAAGTTCGTAAATTCTTTTATTCATACAATCTCTCTTTTCCGTTTCTGTTAAATATACATTTTTAACACTATCGTTAGAGAGAGATTTTACTTTACTTTTCTTTTCTTTACTTTCCTTTACTTTACTTTGTGTACTTTTGTATACATTAACTGGGTTATTGTCTACATTAACTGAGTTAATGTTAACATTAACTGGGTTATTGTATACATTAATTAAGTTGAACTGAGTTATTACAACAGAATTTTTTCGACGTTCTGTAATCTTCAAATATCGTTCTTGAATTCCTTTTGATGTAAGAATATTAAAATTTTCGTATAAATTTACATCAAACAATCGAACTTCACAAGCCTTATTAATCACTTCTAAAACAAATTCAGGAGTAACATTTACATCTAATGCTATTAGGTCTATTTCATCTTCGTGAATTTCAACGAAATAGCCCTCGTCCTTGTAGATTGTTGAAAGTAGGTAAATTAGAACGGCGATTGACTGCGCACCACATGACAATAGCAACTTACGAACCTTTAAATCATTTATGAAATTAACATTTAAAGGGAAGTATTCAACGCCCTTTGCGGTCGGTCGTGCCATTATTACGCCTCCGAATAAAACAACTTATCATGCGGTACATCTAAAACTTTTGCCCATAGCATTCTTTTTTTGTCAAAGGTAATAGGTTTACCGCTCAAGTAAATTACCAATGCTCGAGGAATTGTTTGTGATTTATTACAAAACTCCATAAGCGTTAAATTTCTATTTTTTAGTGCGTTAATAAACACATTAAATCGAACTTTCAAAATATCACTCCTTTTCTACAATAACGAGCTTTCCTGTAGCAGCCTGTACAACTGATTTGAATTGCTCTTCGTTTGAGTTTTCGTTTGATAAATGGATAAGGTGTATCGCTTTACACTCTGTTAAGTCCATAGATTGTAGGAATTTAACAACGTTTTCAAGTGCAAAATGCGATTTTACAAGCCGTTCCATACGTTGCTTAGATAACTCATCTTGATAGACTTTGTTTTTTAAAATTTCATACGAATGATTACACTCAACAAGTATTCGATGAACACCTTTAAAGGTGTATTTACAATAAAATGTATCGGTTATGTACAATAATTTTTCGTCGCCGTCAGTTATTAAAAAGCCGACGTTCGGTACATCATGTTCTAACTCAAAAGGAAGAACTGTAAAACAACCTATCTTAAAAGATTGTTTAGGCTTAATCTCAACCCAGGTTCGTTCATCTAAAACATGTAAAGCCTGTGCCGTATCTTTTGTCATATATACTTTATGGCCTAGTTTTAACCAATCTATAACCGATTTCGAATGGTCGCCATGTTGGTGCGTTACTAGAACACCAAATAAATGCAGAAAATTGTACCTACAAGCTCTTTGAATACTTTTAAAGGGTAAACCTACATCAAGAATAATTTCATCGCCGTTTACGCTTGATTTTAGTCGGTAGCAGTTACCAGCAGAACTGCTACCAAAACATTCAACGCTAATCATTTAAACATCGCTTCTGTGTTTAATACTTCACCAGTTTCGGCATCAACGAATGTCGGTTCATTATCTATATCAAGCGTTTCGGTGTTTGCGTTATGTTCAATCGTTGTTACAGCATCATCTAAGATTTCGCTTACATTACCTTCAACGTCGATAGTCTCATCGGCAGTAGGTAAGCCCATACTAATTTCAGGTGCTGTAGTTCTAATCAACCAAGCTGCAGCTCTATAGCGTAGCATTTGGTCCGGCATAGTTCGCCACTTAGAACCTTTTTTGTCATACCAGCCTTCCGCCTTAGCGATTGCGATTGTTACTTCAGGGCCGGCAATAATTTCATCTGAACCTTTTTCGCGAGTATAGGCAATGATACCTTGACTATCAGTTCCCTTTTTGCCAGTCTCTTTATACTTAATCGCTTCAAATCTTCCGCACTGATTAAACGTAGCAATTAAGAATTTTGAGGACCAACTAGGGTTCCCATACACTACATACAAGTTCTGCATTACCATTAGCGGTGATGCATTAATACGAACTGCCATTTCAAGTGCAATACAAGCGTTACCAAAGTTCTGAGGACCTCTAAAGTTATCAGGCACTAAGCTAGACTCATTGAACATTTTTGCTTGTCGTTGTAGTAATTCAAAACTAGCTACGGAATTAAAGTTAGCCGCCACTTCATTTTTTCTCGTTGTGATTTCGTTTGCCATGTTTTATACCTCTACTTCTACTTCTAATTCTTTACAAGTTTCATCTACAATTAACTTAACCGTTTGACTATTACAGTCGATAAACTTCGTAACCGCTTCGGCGTTATCAATAAACACCGGTGCGTTTACTTTATAAAACTTAGTTAAAGCGTTAATAATATCAATACCAGCGTTAATGCGTGCTGCGTTATTAAGGCTTCTATATGGAACGCCATCAACCATAGTCTCGCAACAATCTTCAACACTACCATTCACAAGAACATTCGCCATTTTAAACGTTGTAATTGTAAAGTGCTTATTGATAGTATCTTCGAGCATTTCAACTTTAGCTTTCACAAATTCATCTAATAGGAACGCCGTCTCATCAACTAAATTCTTTTCGTTGATTAATCGTTGCTGTTCTTGTTCAAGTTCGTTAATTCGTTTCGTAATATCGCGAATAACATCGTATTTAGTGAGTTCCGTTTGTAATATACTTCGTTTATCAGCTAGTTCAGATAATTCGCTATCAATTCGCTTTAATTGGTCGTCGCTTGTATTATCTTCGTCAAGCTCAAGCATAAATAACTCTGCTTTAAGGTCGTTAACCTGTACATCGTTATCTAAATCAACTTCACCGACTTCATTCATTGCTTTTTGTTTTTCATCTTTTTTATTAGATAGTTCTTCGATTTGACTGCTCATGCCATCGGCTTTTACTTGCATGATTTCCTTTTGCTCGATGTAGTTTTGTTTTAACGCTGTGGCACTATCAATTAACTTTTGCCACTCTTCAAGGTTTGTAGCTTTTTGAGTGTTAAATATAGCCTCGAGCTCTGCTCGTTTTTCAGGCGGATATGGTTGCCCACAAGTAGGGCACAACTCATCGTCGAATTGTGATTGATTAAACTTATCGAATTCAGATTGTAGTTTTTCAATACGAGCTTCTTCCTGTTTGATTTGACTATCTAATTCATATTCACGGTCTTTATAGCGGTCTCGCTCGCTCTCTGCCATTTGTAATTGAACAAGTGATAGCTTATATTCGTGTTCGAGCCGTCGCTCTTTGTCCGTATGTTCGTTCATTAACTGACTTTTTCTATCCGCCAATTTACGTTTTACTTCACGAATTTTAGCGGTACGTTCTGCGCTGTCTAAGCCGTTAACGATAACTGATTTATCTTCCTCTAATTGCTTAATAGCGGTTTCGATAGTTGCTATATCATCTTTCAGTTTTCGCTCCGCTTCTAATGGAGTTGGCTTACATTTAACTGCTTCATCAATTCGAACAGGAATCATATCCAGTTCTTTATTGATAGCCGTTTTTTTGCTTGCGATAATCTTGCGTTGCTCGTCCACTGAACGGCCATTCAATAGTTCGGTTAATCGCTTTAATTCTTCTTTACTATTGATTACGCTTGCATCGTCTACATCACCGCACATTTCAAGTAATAACTTACGGCGATTCTGCCAGGTGTATTGTTCGTTAAAGAACAATGGATTTGTAATGAGTTTAAAAACATCTTCATTAATCATGCTATTAATAAAGGCTTTATACTCTTTTTCTTTAGAGGGTACATCGTTAATGAAATAATCAGTCGTATGACCTGTTAGCTTAACTTCACCGCCTCTAGGGTTGCTATATTTTTCACGATAAATTCGCTTTAATGTAAACCCTGTTCCGTCTTCATTATCAAAGGCTGCTTGTACTAAGTGATTAACATTGTGAATAGGTTCTCCATCTTTTAAGGTTTTAATTTGAAAATCAGCTCTATCTAAACTGTCTTTCCCAAACAACAACCAGCAAAGGGCATCGAATACTGTTGTTTTACCAGTAGCATTATCACCACGAATTATCGTATTATCTAAAAACCTAAAATCACCAAATTCAATACCTTTAAAGTTTTGTAAATTTAATTGTACGAGTTTCATATTTTATCCTCTCTATGATACTTGTGCTTCAATATCAATCGTTCTAGGTTCAATTTGTAATTGGTTCGCCCAAGCTAAAACTGTATCGTTAATGTTTTTATTCCTATTTACACTTTGATTTCCAAAGAGTTTAGCTTGAACTAACTCCTTAAAATCATCATCAACTCGATTTAATTCTAAGCATGCAACTGGTTTCATCGTATCGTCTGTTACGACTACAATTGCCGTTGTACCTCGCATTACCTGGTCTTTATAGGAGCCAACACAGTTTCGAAGTTGCTTACCTATCGTCATTAAATCGGCAGCAGTTTTCGGCACCATAAAATGAAGTCCGTTAACATCTGCATTTAACGTTGGAATTGTTGGCAGATTTACATCGCCATATTCCTGCTTATTGAACAAGGTAATAACTGTATTATGAAAGCTCTTTAGTCGGAACTTTGTATCGTGTAATGCTTCACGATATTTAGGCTGTAGTTTTTGATACATATTAACGATGTCGCTTATATTACGTTGTTCTTCACTTAATAACCATTTCAGAACGTTCTTTTCACCAAAACGGCCTATGATATTAAGCCACATATTACGAATTTCTTGCGTTGTAACCTTCATGCTATCCAGTAAATGACGAGGCCGTTTTACAATGTGTTCATAGTGTGGAATACTGTATTCAACTTTACGCTTTAATGTAACGATTTTTCTCCGGCAGTTTTCATCCTTAAACAGATTTAAAACATTCGCCATTTTAACCATCATAGGGTCCTCAATCATCGCTTTTCTTAGTGAACGACTATTAGGTGCATGACTTGTAATTCTTAACGCTTCCAGGAAGTTTATACCTGTTCTTGTTAAGTTAAGCACATCATCATCAAACGGAATAGCGATGTTAGGTTGAATACCATATGAGTATTCCCAATTATTATTGCTTTTAATTAAGTCTGTAATTGTTGGCATGTCAGGTGCTTGCATTTTTAAAGCCATATTAACAAGCATAGTTTTAAAATAACCGCCATATTCGCTCACAGAAGGTGGTATATACACTCCTTTAACATCAAAGCCGTACACCTCTTTTAAACGTCGCTCAAACGTTAATCTAAGCGATTTAAAGATTGTGTTTAATTGCTTTTTATATACAGAGTGAACAGCGTATGACTTGTTAAAGTACTTTAATACAGGCAAAACATCATTTGTTCTGATGTACTCAACTGTTAAATCGTGCTTTTCACGATTGCGGTCGATAAATACGGCCATTTTACGCTTAAAGTCAAAGCGGAGCGTTTCAGTACATATTCCTAGGTCTATTCGTTTACCGTCGAACGTTAACTGAATACCTTTATAGCGAATTTTTAAATCAAGAAAATGTTTATAGTTCCATATGTCAATATTGATATTTAAAGGGAACACGTTATTTTCATTTGTCGAATAGTAAATTTTATCCCTTTCAGGGCTTGAATAAACCCCACAGTTAGGGCATACATAATGTTTGGCACCAGTTACATAACCACTATGAAAACTATATTTTCGGTCCCATTGTCCGCCGAATGTAAAATTACAATCGCAATGGTGAATGGTGGTATATAGAGCGTCATATTGACGCTCCATAATAATGCTGTCGAACATTTTATTTACATTGAAGTTGCCTAAAAATTTCATTGCTACCTCCTAGTCAAACATGCTTAACAAGTTTTCTTCCTCGTCCTCTTTAGGCTGTTCAACCACTTTAACCGGCTCCGCAGGTTTCTTTTTAGTTTCTTTTTTAGGTTTAGGCGCTTCCTCTGTTTTATCTTCGGCCTTAGCATGCTTTTCAACTAGCTTAATCGCCTTAATAATGCTCTTAGAAGTCGATATGTTCGTTTCGATAAAATCAAGTGCTCTTTGATACTCAATCGTATTCGCTGGGTCTAACTCTATCGCTTTTTGTAACACCTCTATTTGAGGTGTTACTGTGTCGATAACGTGCTTAAAACTGCTAGTATTTGCCATTGTTAACTCTCCTTATTTGTTCATTAAAGCGTTTAACTCTTCGATGATTTCAGGTGTTAAGTTTTCACTAGAAGGATTCCCTTGTACACCGTGATTTCTAAAGATTGTGAGTGCTGCTTTAATACCATCTTGACCCACTGCTTTTAACCAGTTTTTAAAATCAACCCAATAGGCTTGATAGTCGATTTCTTCGGTAGGTTCTTCAACGGATAATTCAGTAGGTTCAACTTCAACAACGTTGCCATCAAAGTCGGTTACCGGCACAGGTGGTTCCTCGATTTCAATAGAAATGTTTTCAACAATTTCTTTATCGACTTTAGCACCAGGAACAGGCTTTTCTTCCTTTGGTTCATCTTTTACTGGTTTTGGTTCTTTTTTAGGTTCATCCACTACTGGTTCAGCTTTAACTGGTTCAACCGCTATAGAACCATTCATGAGTTCGTTATACTCGCTAATTTTTTTAGCGAGGTCTTTTGCATTTTTAAATTCAATCGTAAATTGGTTCATGATGTTTACTCCTTTTCTAAATAGGCTTTAATAGCTTTCATTGTGTCGATGATTTCATATAGACATGGTCTAACTTCAACCATTGGTGATACTTGCGTTTGTTCTGTTAGATAATCGATACGATATGTCAAATAAAATAAGGTCATAGAACCCCATGGAGTAGGGAACATATCATATTTTTTATGACATTTTTTTATGTGTTCGAGGTCAATTTTTTGACCTCGATATTCTAAGTTGGCAATGTCCATTATTTACCTTTCAATTCGGATACTTCTTTAGTTAACGCTTCAACAAGTTTTTCAAGTTGGTTAATACGAGCGTTTTCACCTTTTGCTTCTGCTAGGTAGTCGCTACCTTTACCAACTTTAAAGGCTACGTTTGCAGTAAATTGCTTTTCAGCACCTAAACTCATACCTAAGCCAAACATAGTTCTTTCATTAGGGCGGTAGAAAGCACCTAATGCAATAGCGTTAGAGCTCCGATAATGTCCATAACTTACAGCGTAGGACGCTTTATCGTTTTTATTAAAATCAAGAGGGTGAAGTCCAGCGAGTGCAGCAGAACTAGCACCTAGATTATTAAGTCGTTTATCTGTTTGATTAATACGATTATTAAGTTCGTTTTTAACTGCTGTTGCGGAAGCACCTACTTTATCTTTCAAGTCCGCAATATCTTTGGTATTCACGTTTACTTGTTTTTGAGTATTAGCTACATCACTTTTAATCGTTTTAGTGTCTTTTTCGAGCTGTGTTACACGACCTTCATGATTAGTAGCGTAATGATTTAAGGCTTTAATATCCGCTGTATTTGTATTAACTTGTTTACCTAAATCAGTAATAGCCTTTGTGTTGTTAGAAATGCTTGTTGCGTTATCTTGTACAATGTCGCCAAGCATTTGAACGCCAACGGCTAGGTCTTTTAAATTGTTTTGTGTTTTAATAATTGCTGTTTTATTGTTGTTAATCGCCTTTGCGTTCGTTTCGATTTCGTCAATCGCAGCGAACAACTGGGAGCCGTTCACAGCGTCGAGGCTATCTACTTCAATACGGCCGGCACTCACGTTTTGGAGCTGTCTATTGTAGTGTTTAACACCACCAGCACCAGCACGTTCACGAGAACCAAAGGATACAACGCTTGCCGGTTGCTCGCCAGCAAAGATATGGCGAGTACCATTAATAGTGATGCCGTCAACACCAACGGCACTATCTGTAACGCTGTTAGTACCAAGAGCGACGCTGTTTGAGTTATCTGCTAAAGTGTTATTCCCTAATGCGACTGCATCAGTCGCAAGGCTTTTGGCATGAGTGCCAATCGCCATTGTGCCTTGTCCACTTGTTTCAGAATTAGCACCAATGATAGTCTGTTCCATATCACCAGCCATTTTGTTATTGTAGCCAATCACAGTAGATTGATTACCTTTGATTTTTTTATTATTAGCACCAATTACAACGCTATTTTCACCGCTTAGGTTATTTGTGCGACCGATTGCAACGCTAGATACACCACTTACATATGCACCATTGCCGATGGCGATTGTATCGTATGCACTTGTTTTAGCTTGACTACCGATAGCATATGTGTATTCAGTCAATGCTTCTGCATGGCTGCCATATGCAAATGAGTTGCGACCTGTTGCCTTGCTATCATTACCACCTACAAAGGAGTTTGTACCGCTTGCCACGTTGTTTTCACCGAATGCGACTGCATTGTTACCGCCTACTGTATTTTGGTAACCAACGACGCCAACGCTTTTTGCGTTGTTTGTTACTGTGTTTTCTGTACCACCGATAAAATTATTGTCAGCAGCCATTACGTTAACTGCTAATGTACTGATTGCCAAACCTGTTACTACAACTTTTTTATTCATGATTAAATCTCCTTGTGATATACTATAAATAGTTAATTATTTGACTAGGGTTGTACTTGTTCCAGCAAGTGCAGCCCTTTTTCTTTCTTTTGCTCGCATTCGTAAATATGTCGTATGACAATTTTTACAAACACAAACGACCTTACCTATTGCGGTATTGAATATGCTATATGTTTCATGATTGGTTAATTTATATCCGCAATGGTAACAACGTTTCACCATTTAACAACGACCTCCCCAGTCATCCACCATGACAAAATACTCACCACCATAAATACGAACACAGAACCGAACACAAAACCTTCGACCATGTCGGCGAATTGTGGCATTGCGTTTTCGCGTCGTAACGCTCTTTTTTCTTTGTATGTCATTCTGTTCACCTCCTTTCAAATTTGATTTACGATTAACAGCATTTCGCTAGTCGCTTTTCTGATTTGTTGCTTTAACTCGTCATTTTCTTTGGCGAGTTTTTTATTTTCGATTTCTAGTTGCTTATATCGGTATGGTGAATATTCACTATCAACTCCGATGAAAGCGTTTACGTCAGTTGCTCTAAATAGCACCTTGCCGATATTTTTAATTGACGGCAATTTACCATTATTTCTTAGTTCATACACCGTTTGAGGTGTTACTCGTAACATTTCAGCAACTTCATTCACCGTGTATACAATCGGTTTCATTCGTACGTCCTTTCATATAAACCTAAGCGTAATTTAATAGTGTATAACCGATGTAAATATTCCTGGTTACGTTCTCTTATTTGTTGACAATCATCGTTACTATAAAAAGGATTTAGATTATTTCTATCTTGCGTTCCTGCAACGACTTTTTCGAACTTTTTAATGTCGTTGAGAAATTCTTGTTCGGTTTGTATCCAGTTAGTAACAACGATAAAACCTGTTCGTCTGTAATAGTTAAGAACTTCACCAAGTGGTTTAAATTCCCAATGCTTATATAACATGCTATCCCCTCCACGTTTTGTGAACTTTTAAAGTAAAAAAATATCTTGCATATTAAGTGTAGTATCGATTTCACTAAACTTTGTAAATATAACTCCGATTTCTTGTTGATTAAAGTTCCGCTTACCATTCTCCTTTAAACTATATGCGCCCTTAGTAATGCCTAACATATCGGCGATTTCTTGTTGACTAAACCCTAGCGCATGTCTTAGTTTAATCAACTTATCTTGCTTCATTGTATCCCTCCTTTGTTTACAATATGTTAACTACCCTATGACTGTATTATAGTATACATTTTGTAAACTTCCAAGTAAACTTTTTATAAAATTAACAAAATGTGATTTTACATTTTGTTTACAATTACATATAATCAAAATAAAGGAGGTATACAAAATGAAAACTATGGGAACACGGCTAAAAGAACTTCGAATGAACGCTGGGTATACTGGCGAGGAAGTCGGACGCATGCTGCAGGTTTCAAAGTCTGCTATATCCATGTGGGAGAAGGACTTGCGTTCCCCTAGTGCCGATTTAATCGAACGCTTTGCGGATATATACGGAGTTTCAACCGACTATATCATCACTGGTCGCGAAAGCAATGCACCTAAAGGGTATTATCACGACCAGGAGGCTGCCGAGTATGCAGAGTATTTACGAACGAGGCCACATGCTAAAATACTATTCTCCGCATCAAAGGACATGACAAAGGAAGACATGGAAGAAGCTGTTCGATACATCGAGTACTTAAAATCAAAACACAAATAAACACAAGGGAGAGTGTTCAAGTGATTATTAATGTTATTCACTGCGACTTACCAAAAGGTAAGGCAGCAGCAAGTACGACCAAAGAAGATGATGTATATATAATAACTGTACAGCGTGCATTAACTGGTGATGAGTTGCGAAAAGAGTTAAAGCACGAATTGTCGCATATTGTTAACGGCGACTTTCACCTACAAGGTACAGCAACGAACATCGAAAAGGCTGTGCGTTGTAATTCGCTAACCGACGAAGAACTATCTTATATTGATTTTTATCACCATTACTTATAGAGGTTAGCATGCAATATTCATTTACCATTCGAAAGAAAGATAAAGGCTATCAAGTCATTGTTAATTACAAGCTAGGTAATAAGTGGAAGCAGAAATCAAAACAGGGTTTCACTACGCAAAGGGAAGCGAAGTTACACGGCCAACAAATCGTCGAGGAATTAAAAAACGTCGTACCACCTAAGCACGACGAGGACATAACATTTATTCAACTATATAACATGTACATTGACGAAAAACAGGAGCTATCGCCTAATACTAAACGCACTTATGACAATGTAATTAATGCTTATTGTAAATCACTATGGAACGTATCGATTAAAGATATTACACATTCAACCCTAGTTCAGTTACTAAACGGAATGAATGTATCTGTAGCAACTAAAAATCTATGCTTAGTACTATTAAAAGCTATGTTCAAACATGCTGTATCGCCATATGGTTTTATAAGTAAAAGCCCTTGTATTGATTTAAAGCGGTTTAGAAGCAAAGATAAAACATCGGTTAATGTAATTAGTCATGACGATTTTAAAACGCTCTTACAAGCGATAAAACAAACTCACCCACGCTTTTATTTGTTATGTATGGTCGCTCGTTATACTGGAGCACGCTATGGTGAAATTATTGCGTTAACATGGAATGATATTAATTTCACCGATAATACTATATCTATTTCTAAACAATGGACATTACTCGGCGATAAGCGATACGGCTTCGGTGTACCTAAAAGCAAGAATAGTATTCGAACTATTCCAATACCGAACGTATTAGCCGATGAATTAATATGGAATATTGGTCCAGGTGATACACGCTTATTTCCTTTTAGAACAAATCGCACAAGCCAATTAAACGCACTCATTCAAAAACATATACCGAATACATCGATACATGTATTCCGCCATACCTACGCAACAACGCTCCTGGCGAATGGAGTTGATATTCAAACAGTCGCAAGCCTACTGGGCGATAATGTTAATACTGTAATGAATACCTATATCCACTACTGCGACGAAATGCGACGAAAAGCATCTAAACACATTACCAATATATTCGGTTAATTATATTTTTGACGATTGTATGACGAAAAGAGCCTAAACCCTTTTATTTGTTGGGTTTAGGCTCTTTTGTTTATAACACTATAATTATACCACAAACTAAATAATTGATGCTCCTTTACTATCGGCTT